TTCGTCAAGGAGCAAGATAGCTCCTCTGTTGAGAGCTTGAATAACTGGTCCGTCATGCCAGACGGTTGCACCGTTAATAAGACGGAACCCACCAATGAGATCATCTTCATCTGTTTCTATAGTAATATTAACACGAATCAGTTCTCTATTTAGATCCGCACATGCTTGCTCTACACTAACTGTCTTACCATTACCAGATAGTCCAGTGATGAAAGTAGGATAGAACATTTTAGATCTGATAATTTTCTTTACATCAGAAAAGTTACCAAAAGGAACAAAGTTTGGATCCTTATCAGGAACTAAGTTTTGCTCAATAACAGGAATAGCAGCAGGTGCTTGGTAAGTTTGCTCAAGTTTTTCTTGAATAGTAAGATCATACTTGCCAATTCCCTGCTTATAATTTTTAAGTCTCTTTTTAACAGTAGCTAAAGAACAGTTAAAGTGTTCAGATGCTTCAAATAAATTCTTTGTGCTAACTTCAGTACCAACCTTATCAGTAAGGTAAGTAACTAAGTCTTCAGTTGTAACTGGAACAGGAGCGAATGGCATAATGTGTTTTGTTGTCTATGAATATAGTATAATGTATTTTGGGGTCAATGCGACCCCATGTGTACCAGTTTGTCAACTGACATACTCTACGAAAGAATTGAGTAACTTTTTATTGGTGGACTTACTCTTAAGCATCTTCTTGAATGCTCTAGAAATATCACCTTTCTTAGCACCTGCTTCAACATCTAACTCTGTGCTCTGATTTAAAGCAGTGTTATTGATAGCATATAGAGCAGTGAATGCTGCAGGATTAGGAATGATTGCAGACTTCTCTTTCTTCCATTGCTTTTGAATATCAGAGTATGACTCAAATGAACCATATCTCTGAACAAAACTGGACAACTGACTACCCTGAAGAATACGGAAACCAATTACATTAACACCAGCATTACGATCACGAACCTGTTGAATGAAGGTGTTAGTAACATTCTCATATTCAAACTCAGGATATACACGACCAGTCTGACGATCACGTAAGCAGTTACCCCAGTCAATACGATTAGGACGGATAACATTCTCATCCTTGTAATCATTATACTGCTCTCTACCATAAGCAGATTGACATGCTTCACCATCAGTTAATATACAAACATTAACTTTCTGTAAATCATTATTTCTCTTGAACTCAGGAAGAATGTAATTAAGCATTACGATTGCTTCATTTAATGGTGTGCCAGAAAGACCAACACCAATTGTATTTTGATAGCTACCATAATTTCTATAGTAGTTTGCTTCCCTAAACAAGTTCCTACACATACGCTCATAGTCTTTACCATTAGAACGTGAAGAAACAAAGTTCATCAAGTGGAAGAAACGTGAATCAATATAGAATTCATTCTTCTCCAATCCTTCCCAAGTACGACCATAATAATCATAATCATCTGGAGTATTACCTGCTACATTTTCTATAGCACGTTTTGCTGCATACCACTCATTAGTAAATGCATATACTTCAAATGGGATCTGAACTTTCTTACAGAATGAAGTTAGATTAATAAGTTGCTTAACAGTAGCTAATATCTCATTCTGCATAGAACCAGACCAGTCAAGGATAAAGATAAGACCATGATTCTTACCATCAGGAACAACAGTTACCTTTTTAAAGATGTCCTCATTATAAAGATAAGTATGTAACTTAGTAGTATCAAGTACACCAGTCTTAGATTGACCAGAACGAGCATAAGCATCAGCAGACTTACGGCACTCAAACTCTTTTACAAGATAATTAACTTCTTTCTGAGATTGCTTACGAAACTCATGATATGCATTATCAACAGCATCATAAACACCTTCAACATCAGATGCTTGACTATCAATCCAATCATGAAGAACAGTCCAATCTACAAGGTGATTATCTAAATCAACTTTGTTAGGAATTTCAATGTATGTAGTGTTGCGACCACCATAATTACGAGAAGAAAGATTTTCTGCTTTTTCATTAAAAGAACGTTGAGTTTCAGAAGTGTCTCCACCTTCAGAACCCTCATCTTCATCTTCTTCATCTTCATAATCATCAGGATTAAAATCTGCTTTAGATGAAGAACCTGCACCACCAAAATTAGGAAGATCAAGTTCATCTTTATCTTCAGAATCTTCTTCAGATTCTTGATCTTCTGAATCTACTTGATCTTCATCATCTTCTACTCCTTCATCAGATTGCTCAGGAGAACCTACAGGTGTCTCATCAACTTGTTCAAACTGATTACTGAACTTATGTACATCAAGAGCAATCTGCAAAACTTCTTCAAAAGTTTCTGCTACATCAGTACGAGCAACAAATAATTTTTCTTCAATAGAGAAAGGGATAAGTGCATCAGCACCAATCTTAAAATGTAGATTGATACGATCAATCAAACTGTAAGAACCAAGATCCTCACCATGAGTATCAAAGAAATCTCTATCATTTAATTCTTTATAACCACCAGCAAAACTCTTCTTAAGACCAGGATACTTACGCTTCATTAATTTCTCAATACGAGCATCCTCAATAACGTTCACAAAATCTTTAGGGCAATCAACATCACATCTCCAGTCCTTATTAGGTGTGAACAATGCGTGTCCAACCTCATGACCAACTAACATATCATATACTATATCAGATGCTTTATCCCAGTTAGGAAGAGTCAAGACTCTACGATCTACATCAAAATATGCTGTAGGAGTTTGCTTGTGCTCTACCACAAGGTTCTCTGTAGCTAACAGTCTTGCTAAATTACCTTTGATTTCTTTGTTGGTGGACATGTGTTTCTTTTGCTGATGTACACATCATAACAAAGAAATGGACTAGCCAACCAGTCCATGTGTCACTTCGTTGATTGTCACATTCAGGGTTGAGTAGTTCTTGACCTTCTCCACAGAGATAGTACGGTCGAACTTATCGTCCATACCCTGCTTATGACTGATTACAAACACTTTGGTGCTGTCATCAAAATTGCGAAGTATCCATCCTAGATCAGAAGTACCCGATTGGTCAAGCGATCCATCAAAAATTTCATCTAAGATAAGAAGGTTAGTGTCAACGCTATTCTTGAGCTTAGCAATACTACGCCAAGTAAGCAGCAAAGCGATATCAATTCGAGCTTTCTCTCCTTCACTGAAACTATCGTAAGAGAATACATCACGATATCTAGACTTGATTTGTTCCTCAAAGTTCTCATCAAGAGTGAAATTGACATAAAACTCCATCCTCTGTAAGAAATCATTGATCAATTTATTCATGGTAGGAAGATAAGTCTTGATGATCCTAGTCTTGATACCATTATCTTTAAGGAGTTGACCTGCTGTTGTAAGAACATCACGATCAGATTTTAAGCTAGCTTGTTGCTTAGTTAAACCTTTTCTATCTTTGACAAGGGTTTCTAATTTGTTATACTCTTCTTTCTTATCAACACTATCACCTTGCAGTTCTTTAATCTCTTCTTCAAGTGAATCCACTTCTTTGCGAATTGTCATCAACTGGAAGTTGGTCTGAGATACAGTCGTATTTAATTCATTAATTTCCCGTGACAAGGTGACAAACTTTTCATTTCTCTCTTCTTCATCTTTGATAGCTGTCTTAAGTTCTTCACACCCCACATTAATATCATTGACCTTACCTTCACCGTCACTTAGTTTTGAATCACGAAACTCTTTTGATATGTCTTGTGTACACGTAGGACACACATGGTTGTTCTCAAAGAACTCAAGTTCCTTCTTGTATGTGTTCAACTTATGTGTCACCTTGATCAAGTATGTGTTCAACTTCTTCAATTTTTCACTTGACTGATGATACTCCTCCATTTCTTTATTAAGTCTACAGATTTGTTGTGTCAATTCCTCAACATTTTCTGTATCCTGTAGCTCACTCTTCTTGTATTCAAATATCTTTTCTTTCTTACGATCAATCTCTTCTTGATTTCTCTTTTCTAAAGTAAGCATAGTTTGCTTTTGTAATTCAATCTTATCCTTTAGAAGATCAAGTTGATAATTAATGTCACGAACTTCATCATTATTGTCACGCATCTTATCTTTAAGAAGAACGTTCATAGTAGAAAATACTTGAATGTCCAAGATGTCCTCAATAATATCACGACGCTGACCACCTGGCAATTTCATGAATGGGATAAACGTAGAGGATCCCAACACAACAATCTGCGTGAATGATTTATAATTCATCTTGAGCACATTCTGCTCAAAGTTTTTCTGTTGTTCGTTTACAGAACTCTCCTGATTCCACAATTGCCCATTACAATAGATCTCAAACTTGTTAGGTTTGATACCACGGATAACTTTATAGTCTAGCTTACCAATACGAAACTCTATCTCAACCATACAATCTTTTTCATTGATGCTGTTGACTAGAGATCCTTTACTAATTTTACGAAATGGTTTTGAGAACAGAGAAAAAGTAAGAGCATCTAAAATAGTGCTCTTACCTGCTCCGTTGCTACCAACGATTAAATTTGTTCTACCTGCTTCTAGATCAATTTCACTAAACACATTGCCCGTGGATAAAAAATTCTTCCAACGGATCTTTTCAAATATAATCATTTAATCTGAATCATCGGGTGGTATTAAAAAATCGTCAGGTGTGATAATGGAAAACCGTTGTCCACGATCTTGACATGCTCCTATTATAACATGATCTTCCATTTCCACAACCTGCATAGGAGGATATTCATCTATATCCTGTTGCATCATCATCAGATATCTTTCTGCATCGTCATTAGCTAAGAAAATAGGAATGACCCTATTCTCTGCTTCGTCAAAAACAGAATATACACCTTCTGGATGATTTTCTATTGTTAAGACGAACATTAGGCAACATTGCAGCTTTCAATATATAGTGTTCTCATCAAAGATTTCAATGAATTCTTGTCTACGGCAATCTCTACTTCATCAATGTATTCATTGAGAAGAGTCATTGTGTCTTTAGTTTCAAGATCTGCATCTTCGATGTTGTCTGCGTCAACTAGGGTCTCAACAATCTTTACATCATGAGCACCTACGTTGTAAAGACGATCAACCAGTGTCTCGAACATCTGGTAATCCCGTTTCTCTTCAACGATGAGTTTAATAAACTTGTCTCTATAATCTGACACGCTGTATTTGTTGTAGTCTGATTCGATGTCGTTGTAGTAAAGTTTTTCAAATATTTCAAAGGGGTTCTCCACAAATCTGAGTCTATCACTCTCAGTATCATAGATATGAAACCCACGAGTATCCTTGTAATCATTCCAGAACATCTGATAAGGGTTGCCTAAGTATTGGACATTTCCTCGTTTTGATCTATGATGGAAGTGTCCAGACCAAACACGTTTAAAGTTTTTAAAATCAGAAACTTTAAACCCACCATCAAATTTCATACCAGGTGTGACTTCAAATCCATCACACTCAAGGTGTCCACACATAATTTCAGCAGTAGAGTTTTGCATAACTTCTACGCTATCATTTCTATTTTCAGAATTGATCCATGGCATCATCAAAAACTTTTTACTACCCAGAGTAATTTCATCTGGTTTTGAGTAAATCGTTATGTTATCATATTGCTCCAGTAATAGCTCTGGAGAATTAATCTTATTTGTATTTTTATAATACGTACAATGATTACCCAGAATCATATGGACAGTATAATCTTTTAAACGTTTGAAATAATTTTCAGTAATACGATTAAAAGTATTAAAGTCCATAGACTTTCTGTTATCAAAAGTGTCACCCAAATCAATGACTGTGGTGATACCTTCCTTTTCAAGCGTTGGAAAAAATACTTCATCATAAAATTTCTGCCAGAAATTCCAGAAAGCTACAGAACCTTTACGACCATCTAGATGTTGGTCTGTAATCAAAGCAATTTTCATTTAGGTTTAGTCGTATTACTCCGTGTTCTATTAATGATAGAGATAAATTTATCACCAGCAAATGTACCACCAAGACATACATCAACTTCATCACCATCCAACCAATTCATATCACCATTCTTTTTGGTGTGTAGCATTGCTTCTTGGATCTTATCAATTATATCTTGAGTTAATCTCATTGTGGTCTGTGATTTCTCATACCATCATGATTTCCATCATTAGGTAACTGACCAGTCATAAGATATTCTATTGTTTCTTTACATCCACGAAGATAATGAAGTTGTTCTGCTGTCTTATCTGTTTGTTCTTGTCCTTTAATCTGTGCAATTCTCTTAGTGAATCTTGCTAATAATTGTTCAAGATTTTCTGTTGGTTTAGCGTTATCGCTTTCTTTAAGTTTCATTGTAATTAAGTTTCAGAGATTGTAAAAATTTTCCAGTTGGTTCGGAAATCTTCCATGTTGAATCAACAGAGTTGAAAGATAGTGTACCACGTACTTTACCAGATGAAAGACGAATCTTTCTCACTATAGCTAGATTACGTTCTAACTCATTCATTATCAGTTCCATATGGTTTTATAATAATACAATTGTTTTTGTAATCTGCTTTGAATTCTAATTCAAGATCATGTTCCCACATGAGCTCTTCATATAATGCATTGAGTCGATCCATGTCCTCCCAAAGATCATTTATATGTTTAGGCAAATGATCATCTTCAGTCATCGGTTCATTTTAGTTTCAATATTTTCTTTGATGCTACCCATATCAGAATGTGAAGCGTTCATACCTGACATACTACCATCATAGCTATCAGTGTGCATTACTTCTTCATATCCAGATCGTTCTAGGATCTTTCCTTTAATCTCCAGTTGCTTTTTCTCCTTCTGTATCCTACGCAAGAATGCATAGTATATAATCTGAGTAAAATAAGCAAATGGGTTCTTGGATTTTTCTGGGTCGAAGTTGTCAATATACTGGAGACAGTTTTCAATGCCATCACAGATCATGTCCTCACGGAACATATAATTGACAAAGTTTGGTTTATATGATAAGTGTGTTGCGATCTTTAGAAAGCAAGAACCAATATAATTGGTGACTCGTGGGCGTGGATCGCCTGCCTCCTTAGCGGCATGAACCTTCTGCCGATAGTCAGTGATCGCAGCAAGGAACTCTTTGTTATTGACGTAGTATTCTGTCTTTTTTCGGGTCATTACTGCGGGTGCCATGGTTTAGTACCATAATCATGTACTAATAGTAGCATGGAAAAATGGATTTGTAAAGGGGGCTTGACAAACCCCGTCAACCTCAGTACAATTAACCTTGTAGAGGTTCGCCAGAAGGTATTAGCTTTTATTAAAGATGTTCTCTAAGGACTTTTTCATTTCAGTTACAGATCCTAGATACCCTGAACCACGGGGCAGCTTGCCTGCTCTCCCAGTTAAACTCTTTCCGTTCTCTAATCTCTGTAAGGTCTTTTCATAAAAATCTTGGATGAGAGGATCTATTTCAGTCATGGTCATAATATGATCTCGTTTAATAATGAACATGTTATCAAACGACGCACTGATCCATTCACTAAAAGAAAAACCAGATACTTCTAACTGCCCTTTCCTTTGTTTTGCAGACAAAACTTGGAGAGGGTTTTCTAGCATTAATTTATCTTCATCTTCTAGATAAACGACTTTAGCTACTATTTCTTCTCCAGTCATTAATTTTAATGTGGCATAGAATTCATCTTCCATGTTAGTTTGCTCTAAGGTTTACTCTAATAACCTCATACTTAAAGTTTTCATCATTATAAATGTTAACCCTTTCATTCAAATGTCTGAGTGTATAGTTCTGACCACCAATGTCATCAGCTATATCATATAAGGTTGCTATCTCCTTGCCTTCACCTTTTCTAAGTACCCTTCCAATTGATTGGAGGTTTCTAATTCTTGATTTAGACGGAGATGCGAATACGATGTTGTGAAGACGTTTAATGTTAATTCCAGTTGAGAAGGTGCCGTAACTGGCAACGATAATAGCATTAGATTCCGTCTCTGTAATTTGGCGAACTTCTTCACGATCTTCTACATCAGTACCACCATGAACGAAAAATAATTTCCGCTCTGGGTCTATGTTACTATTTATTAACTCATAAAGTGGCTCACCGTGCTTTTCAATATAGTTAAATAGAACTAGGGTATTGCCTTTAAGATCTTTAACAAGATTTTTAATAAGATTATTTCTTCCCTTATGCTCGACAAGATATTCCATTTCATCATGGTATGTCTCGAAATGCTGAGGAGCGTGTTTACACAGAAGGATTTTTATCCTAAAATTAGAAAGATAACCAGACTTGATCAGATCATCTGTTTTAGTCACTCTCTCATAATCTCCAAACAATCCCTCTAGTACCCACTTGTGTGTCTTACTGCCATCAAGTGTTCCAGTAAATCCAAAACGGTATTTGGCATTGTGTAGCTTAGTCATTATTCCCGTCAGGGACTTAGACTTGAATAGGTGTGCTTCATCACCTATAACACAATCAATGTCATCAAAATATCTTTTAGGAAATTTGTAGATAGATTGCCAAGTAGATATTATAATATTCTTATCAGTATTCTTATCCTTACCACCATAGATCTTATGAATAAAAAAATCAGCGTCCCACCCGTAGTCAGTGAAGTCGTTGACCATCTGCTCCACAAGGGAAGTAGTTGGGACGACTATAAGTATCTTCTTTGCGGTGGCAGCATAGTATCTGACTATGGAGTAGATCATAAGAGATTTCCCAGACCCCGTAGGAGAAAGTAAAAGCTTACGATTATTTTTTATAGCCTCGTACACTGCCTTGTATTGGTATGGACGGGGTTTTATATTGCATATTTTATCCATGAATGTTTTAACACCTGCTGGTGACACAAAACCATTAGGGTCATCAACATCTCCATACCAATCATTCTTTTCATAGAAAACATTATATTGTTTTTCTTGTGCCCACAATTCTAAATGTTTTTTTAGACCATGATATAACTCACCTGTGCCTGGTGAATACAAACGAATAGTTCCATCCCAGTATTTGTATCTGGGATTCCTTTTTAAGAACTTAGCTTCAGGAACTTCAAACGTAAAATAATCTGATAGTTCTCTATGGACATGCTCTTCTTCAGAATGAATAGTAATGTATACTTCATTCTTCTTTTTAATTGTAAGATTAGACATCATTGTCCGTTAACAAATTTCTCCCATTCAATAGCACTCTTGACTTGGAATCCTCTGTTTGAAATTTGACGCATGACTTGATCCAACCAGTACAACATCTGATCTAGATATTTGATCTTCGCCTCAAGTTGGATGATCTCATCATCACTCTCAAGGTAAGTTTTCATTTCAGCGGAAGATAATCTTGATCCGAATGGTTTGGCTGCGTAAACTTTAGCATCTGCTTCTCCAGAGTAATATTCACGCTTTTCCCTAACCAATTTACGGATCTCAAATTCAAGTGAAGATTTAATCTGTGAGATATCAGTGTAATGGTTTAAGTATTTATTGTGTTGAAAAGGTATGTCTAAAGCTAGTTGTCCTAGATCTGCACTGTATTGTTTGTTCTTAAACTGAAAGTCTACGTGACTATCTTCTGTCCAATCTGCTCTCAGTTTTTCAAATTTATTACGAAGAGTTTCAAAATTCATAAGGATTTCATATTTTTATCACGAAGGAAGAACTGCTGGTGTTTGAATGTCACCTCTGCAGTAATGTATTCTACATCAGTTATTGTAGAATCAAATTGTAGATTACTTAAAGATACAGGAAATATATCTCTGTACTCTACAATGAATGCTGGATTGTATTGGGACGTAACGATGTGTAGCTGTGCGTTAGTATAGATATCATCTTCTGGTGTCTCTCTTGCCATTTGATCTGCATTACCATTATCCCTCATCCATTTATGAACAGAGTTATAATTTACTAGATCTTCATCAACAATAAAACGTACAGTAAAATCCCCGAAGGTTACTCCACCACCAGGAACAATAGGTAAATTTCTCCAACGACTTGCTACTTCTGTAGTTGGCATTGAAACATCAGGGACATTTGCTGTTTGACAAAAGAAATCTACTCCTGCAAACTTTTCCAGTTTCAGGAGATAACCAATAGGGTTTAAAAAATTCCTATTCCTAGGTTGCTCTTTATACCATTCAGCAGACATGTCAACTTCCCAAGCTATTAGTATTTATGGAATGCAGATGGTACCTGTTTTAGTTTATCGATAACATCAACTTCTACTCTATTAACAATTTGATCTAACAGATCTATATCTATATGCATAAATGGTGGAATGATACCAAGCAAGCGAAGCAATCCATCCACAAACAATGCAAGTGTTGTAAACCCTAATATCATACTGAGTACAGTAGCATCACGATTGTGCTTTGCCATTGACTCTTCGTCAATTCTTCTTGCTTCTTCCACAGCAGTTTCTACTGCTTTTGCAATTAGTATATCAACTTCTTGTTTCGTATAGCTATTCGGGTCTGCTTTCATATTTACAAAAGCTTTCCCAGTCCGAGATTGAATCTGAGTCATCGTTATTATTTTTATTATCTAGGTAGGAAAGTTTGATTCCTCTTGATTGTAGCACAATTCTCTTTGCTTCTGTCATCTCTTCATGATAAAACACAATTACAGAATCATCTATTCCTTGATCACCACTCATCGTTGTCCTCCTTATCATCCCATACTTCGTAGGGACCTCTTTGCATACGTTTTAGCTTCTCAGTTTCAGATCTATAAGATGCTGTCTCTGAAATCCACAACGCTAATTTAATCACTACAAAAACTGCAGCAAGTGGGGTTAAACAAAGTATTAATATGAATGAAATATTATTCTCGTTCATTGCCAATATTCGTCTAATCTTTCTAATACGTTTGATAAAATACGTTGAGCAGCTCCACGCTGCCTTTCATCCCACTCAGGATACCAAGACTTATCATGTAGACCTGTTTTCATTTTCATTAGATAAGCGGTCATGGCAACTTTATCTAGTCTACCGTTCATAATATAAGGTATCACTACCCCTATTTAGGTACACAAAAAAAGACCCCCCATTTCTGGGAGGTCTGAATTTATATGCGTAACCTTGATTAAGTAAGGTTTGCAACACGTACACGTCTGTAATACTGGTTGCGTCCTGCTGTAAGAGCTTCAGCATCAGGTGTGCCGTTGCTTGCTACAACGAATGGGTTAGCGACCATACCGTATCTAGTCTTGAAGCCAATCTTGGGCTGGAAGGTAGATGGGTCAATGCTTCTGAGCATTTGTAGGGGAACGTATGGGCAGTAGAACAGTCCACTGTCATAAGGTGATGAACCCTTATATCCAACAACATAGTAGTGAGTGTTGGAAACGTTAGCAGAATAAGGATCAACAAAGACCTTAATGCGTCCGTTCATTGTACCTACAAGTAGGTTTCCAGTGTCATCAACTTCACCGATGGAAGGTCCACCAGCACCTTGAAGACCTGAAGAGTAGTCAAGAGTACCACTCATAGCTAGAGCACTAGCAACGTCAGCAGATGTGACGATGAAGTTACCCTTTCCTCTACGAGTTTGCTGTGCGATTGCGTTAGCATCTCTTTCAACTTGGAACATAAGTCCTTTGAATTTCTCAACTGACCATCTTCCATTACTGTCTACGTCTAGGTCAAATACACCAGCGTTTGCAACGTTGTTTTGTGCACCAGACTTAGCAACTGTATAAACAGTTCTAACAACCTCACGGTTGATTTCAGCAAGGATCTCACTAGAAAGTAAGTTAGCAAGTTCTTGCTCTGCATCAAGACCATGAATAGCTTTCAAGTCCTGAGCAAGTTCTAGAGTGTATTCTGCTTTCAAAGCACGAGTCTTTGCAGTAACAGAAGTCTTCTCTATACTGAAACTCATCTCGTTAAAGAGAGTAGATCCAGATCCTAATGCCTCAGCATCTTCTCTAGCAATGTTACCAGCAGCACGCTCGTAATTACCAGCAGTTGTACCACCACCAGTTGCGTCGTTAAGAAGACCTGGGTTTGCATCAGTTGTACCACCGTCTCCAAGAGGAGATACAGGGTCGTTAAATGCAGCAGGACCTTGAGTATTACCAGAGAAGTTTGTATCTGGTTCGTTGTATAGTGCTTCGTTTCCAGCACGTAAAGCAGAACCATTTTGCTGGTAATGTGACTTCATCGCAAAGATTAGTCCAGTAGGACCACTCATTGGTTGAACGCCACAGATGTCGTATGCTACCAAGTTAGGCATAGCACGACGGATTAGTGAAATCATCACTGGGTCGAAACCAGCTAGTCCACCAGTCTTAGTATCTAAACCACTACCAGATAGTGCGTTTGTACCGATAGCTCCAGCAGTGTTGGATGCTTCGTTAATCATACCACGCTCTTCACGTAGTTGTGATTCTGTATTTTCTAACAGAACAGCAGTAACAGCCTTTCTATAATTGTCTTTAATAGAGCCTGCGCCCTCATGACTTAGAACAGGTGCCCACTTTTCGGTTAGAGCTTTTGAATTAAACATTTTTTTGTTTGCTCTGTTTAAAATTTTGGGATGTTATTATCAGGATTGCCAGCGGTTAAGAGCGTTAAGGTATGTCGCCATTGCTGGTGTTACCTCTGCGTTCTCTCCTTCTACTGGAGTTTCATCTGCAACCTCACTTTGTGTTACAGTTTTTTCTGTGAAGTAAGACTCTTTGATAGTTTTCACTTTCTTAGAGAATTCCTCCTCAGTAGTAAACTCAACACCCTCAGCGAGTGCAGCGAGTTTGTCCTTCTGAGTATCTGCGAGTCCTTCTGAAACAGTGTTCAGAACATTGAGTTTAGCAGTCTCATTTAGACGGGTTTGTAATTTCACGTTAGCTTTGACCTGTTCGTCAAGGCGTGCTTCCATTTCACGAATAGAGTCAGCCATACCTTCTACCACCTCAACTTTCTCATCGGGGATAGCGATATAGTGCTCCTCAAAGAGACCCTTCAGACCTGCAATGAAGTCTTCTGTAATCTCATTCTTTATACCACGGTCCACAGCAACTTGATTTTGCTCCATCCATGTACCGATGGCGTAGTTAACTGTGCCATTAACTTCTTCTGAAAGTTCTGCTTTAGCAGCAGTGAGCTTCTCTTCGTGCTCTTTGG